CTATCTAATGGTCTAATAAATACTATTGCTAATAAATGGGCAAGGACTTTCTTCGACCAAGGGGAAGCTAAGACTGATTTAGATATTGCCAAGTCTGTTAACCCAGTAGGTGATACTGGTGTTCCTTATGGCGACTTTATAATGAGTATGTATGACTTCTTGCAGGGAAATAAAGACTTTTCCAGAACAATGCCTTTCTTATCTGGTGTGTCTAGTTTCACGGATGCATATAATGATATTTCTGCCATTCTACATGCGGATGAGATTGATAAGATGTCAACAAATGAGGCTGGAGCAATATTAATAAAAGCAGCAGAATGGGCTTCTGGTTACAATAACTTCGAGAAAGCCTCTCTGATGAAAGAGGTAGCAGACTATGAAACCAGAACAGGACAGAAACTTGGTTTTAATTTAACTTGGACTGAAGCTGCTGCAAAAGTCCTGGGTGTTCAATCTGAGAAAGAACAGATTCTCTTTGATATTGCTAAGATTGAAAAAGATCGCAAGGAATTTATAGACGATGCTGCAACTCGAATCATCAAAGATTTGAATGTAGTTGAGGATGTGTATGGTACATCTGAGGGAAGAAGTCCTGATGAAATTAAGAAATTTACTGATGATCTATATCGTCGTGTAGGTTTCCTTGTTAATCTTTATGCTAAAGAAGGACTTAAAGAAGAACTATTAGAGGCAGTATGGAAACTAGATGCTCGTCGCATTGAGGATGGTCTACCTTCTATTGTTCATAGAATTATGAATCGTAAAGAAGCTGAGTATGATATTTTCCGTCAGAGAGAAATTAAGATTCTAAATAAGATTCGTGAAAGTGATCCAAATGCAGCTGATCTTCTTGAATGGATGCATAAAGACGTAAAAGATTTTGATAAACCTGAGAATGCACAATAATGAAATTTACCTACGATAATGCAAAGATTAAGACTCCTACCTTTATTAAACCCGGTGTTGACAAGCAAGCTTTTGGTGATCTTGTTAAAGGGGCTATGAAAACTGGAGAACTTGTTCATCAAAACTATCAAATTGGTTCTCTTCGTGATGAGATTAATACTAAGACTAAAGAGTATGAAGATACCAATGCACAATATGAAGCTGGTATGCAAGCTGGTCAAGTTGCTGGTGGACAACAAATGGCTATTGATGCCTTATGGGAAGGTGCTGCTGAATCTCCAGTAGATACCCAAACAACAGCAGGAGCTATTAACAAACTAGAGACAGAATACAAAGCTAATCTAGATAAGTTCCAAGCTGCTCGTAGTCAAGGTAAGATTTCAGAAGAAGAACTTGTTGCCCGTATTAATAAGACTACCCGTGAGTTTGTTAACCGTAATCCTTGGATGGAACAAGAACTTTATCAGGCTGCCCAAACTCACTTAAAGAATACTGGTATTGCTGATATTCTTAAGTATCGTACTGATCTAGCTGAAGCAGCTAGTAAAGAAACACGCGATGATTATAAAGCTATTCGTAATCAACTTCTCCAAGCAGGAGTACCCGGTGGTTGGTATCCCGGTATGCCTATGGATGAGATGATGCGTAATCTAATGACTCACAACAAGGTAGAGTATACTACTAAGATGTGGGATAATTGGGATAAAGTTTCTAAAGCTATGGATCGACAGACCATAAAAGATATGCTTCCATCACTGCAAAAAGATGGTATCTATGCTATTACTAGTTCTCGTGGTAGAGAATGGGCTAATGGTTTATCTACATTAACTAATCCAAATGATATAGCTGCCTATAAATACAATATGCAGGTACAAGCTAGAAATGAAGTACAACTAATGCGGATACGTTTATCTCAAGAAGGAGTTGCTGGTACTGAGGAAGGTAAACAAGTTATTCAAGATTTTGAAAAATCACTGAATGATATGATAAGTGGTCTTGATAGTGTTGCTTCTGGTAAAACTGCCTCTGAAATTCTAAAGAATCGTTCAGATATTCTTGAACTAGACCAGAGAATCCAAGTCAGAAGTCAAATTAATATGGAAGCTTGGAAGGCTATGACTGATGTTCTTCCTTATCTTCCAAAGAGTGCTCAAGATAATCTTATTAGGAAGAGTGGAGCTGCTGATAAAGTCCAAGATCAGTTTGCTAAATTACTTGATATGGATTATAAGAATACTCCCCCAGTTCAAGAGTTTGTGAAAAAGGGTACTGCTAATTATATTTTTGGTGAGATTATCAAACAAGGTGAGCAAGATCCAACTAATCCTTCTTTAGTGAATGGAATGAAGATGACTGCTAAAGGTATTAGTGCGGCATTAACTAATCCTAATATGACTGATGAAGACAGATATATTTCTATCAATGCCTCTTTTGCTGCTATAGCAAGAGGTCAGAAGTTCTTTGCAGCTCAAAGTCCTGATTCAGAGTTTATTACTACTATCAAACCTCAAGTAGATTTTATGATGAAGAAATATGCTCCCGGTATTGTTACAGCCGCTAAAGATATTATGGCTAATATTCCCTATACAGAGATTGTATATGATGTAACCCCTTCTGGTGGTCTAGTTGTTTACTCAAACAATTCTGAAGTAGCTTCTAAACTAAACAAGAGTATGGTTACACAAATTAATAATGCTCTTGATACTTGGGCTAATGTGAATGGTATCTCCCGTAAGGAAGCTGCTCAAACATTCTTCCCACAGTATTTTGGTGATCTACTCAGTAATGATCCTGATCTTGGTGGAACTGGACAGAATCCTACACCACCAACAGGGCAGTCTTCGTCAAAAACTCAGACTGCTCCTTTACCAGAAACTCCTCCTATACTAGAGAAACCTCTAGCTCAAGGAGAGACTCCTGAAATGAGGGCATTGTCTAATGAGACTGTTAGTATGCAAGCTCAACGAAATGCCGAAGCAGAAAGGATTATTGCTCTTGAGAAGGCTGATCTTGAAAAACAACTTAAGGCAGATAAAGCAGCTCTTCGTGTAGCACAAGGAAGTAAAACAGATGATCCTAAGTATATTAAATGGTTAGAAGATAGGATTAAAATGGCTGAAGATAGACTTTCTCCTGAAGGGGCAAGGACTCCTAAATAATGGCTGATACTATTAAAGCAAGTCCTAGAGGAGTCTTCTCCGGTACTTTTGCAGATATGCTTAAGTCTGGAAAAGAATCTCTTAATAAATATGAAGTCAAAGACTGGGTTCCTCTTCTTGGAGGAACTGGTCTTGGTGATCTTATTATGCAGGAAGTTCCAGAATTAGCTGAGGATGTATCTTATCAAGGAGTTAAAGCTCTTATCAAAGGTGGCAATGTAGCTACTGGTGGTATTGGTACATTTGCTCCTGACAAGAGAACACTTGATGCTGCTATGCTTGGTTCTGACTTTGCTGGTATACTTGGAATAGCTAAAACAGGAGGCAAGGTTGCTGTAAAGAAAATTGCTGAAGAAGTCTCAAAACCAACTGCACAATCTCGTCGAGAGTTTGTTAAGAAAGCTGGTGCTACTGCAGCAGGTGCTACTATAGGTGCTGGTATGCTTAGAGTTCTTGGAGATATTGGTAAAGAAGGAGCAGAACAAACTGCTAAAAAGGCAACAGATAATGTTGCTGTAACTGCAGGTAAGAAGTATAAGTATAATACTCTTGCTGAATATAATGCTGATCTCTCTAAACGAGCAGAAGATATTTACTGGAATCCAGAAGATATTGATATAAATAAAGGATCTTTAGCAGATATTAAAAGAGAACTCGCTATAGAAGACGAAATGTTTTATAATGATATAAAACAAGTCGATCAACTATATAAACAAGGTAAAAGTGGACATGAATCTTATGATCAATTTCAAAGATATGAAAACTATAAAGGTGTTCTTAATGAGTTCTCTCCACAAGCTAAAGCTGAAATGAAAGCTTTTAAAAATACTTCTAAATCTTTTAATAATTTAGATGAGTATATATTTGCTGGTGGGTTCGGTGGTCTTACTTATCGTCAGATGATTTCTCGTGGTACTGAAACTGCTAAGGAAGTCTTTGATGAAAAAATTCTTTCTCGTAGATTAACTGAACCCGGTAACGAGGGGGGTATGCATGTAACAGTAGATCGTAATACATCTGAACCTATGATGTATAATTACGATACTGGGGAGAAGGGTACTCATATTACTATGAAGTCTAATGTACGTTCACCTTATTGGGTAGAAGATACTGGTGGTACTTGGACTCCTGCTCAGATGATTCAACAAATTAGCAAAGCTAATTTGAATCCAAATGGAACTAAGAAACTTAGTGATAAAGCTATTGCAAAATTAAATAAAATTTATAGAGATTATGATGAGGCTATTGGTGGAGACAGGATGACAGTACCACTAAATAAACTTTCTCAAATTGAAAATAAATATAATAAAGAAGTTCAGAAGGTACTAAAAGACAACGGGTACGACCATATCTCCTATATTAATAAGAGAGAAGGTGAACCCGTTGAGAGTGCTATTATTTTTGACCGTGAGGATGTGGAGTTTCTTCATGCAGAGTAATCTGAAAATGGTTGATCTCTGGATATCGAGGATGATCTCCTAACCAATCAATTTTGCAGTCCTTTGCAATATCCCCTAAGAGACCCCATACGGGGTCTTTTACATTGGTAATTGGTTTACCATCTTTGATTGGTAGAATATCAATAGCAAGAGAAGCAGGCCGTCCATTCATCATATTATTATGTTTGGAAGCACCGGGTCTGCTCTCTGTAACTTTCTTTCCCGGCAAAGACCTACCAAGACCAAAGATTTTCTCTTGTTCAATCCAAGAACGATAAGTACATAGAATGACAATATCAAAACCAATTGAGTTGCATCTCTCTAGAAAATGCATTACTCGTGGTTGAAACTCTGGATGAAGATCTGAAAGTTTTCTACTAGCCATTAATGTAGTCCGTGTTCGTGTTCGTCAAATACTAGTTGTGATTTATCATTTACTACAACTAATTCAAAGACATATGGTTCAGTCTCATATTGCCATCTAATAATAAGAGGATGTTGCCAATCATATCCTTGGTTTGTAATATCTTTAACCATTTCTAGTACATCATTCATAGTTGCTACTTGATTATCTTGTTTTGGTTGTTTCTTAGGTCGAGCCATATTTTATCCTTTATAAAAAGTTAACTTCACAATTACCACTAGAACAAGCCAGTTCTTGACTTCCTGCTGTGTTGTCCATGTCTTCTTTGAAGTTGCTCCAGTCAATATTATATTCTTTTTTTAACTGGTAGTATTGTTCTTCAGTAATATCTTCGTAAGGTGCTTGTTGGTATGTATGATCTGAGAAGGGCAGGAAGGATACTCCACTCATTTCATCAAAATGTTTATACACCCAAGAACCTACTTCAGGCCACTCATCATCCTGAACTGAAATAGTTACAGATGGTTTATGTTCACACCAATGACGTTGATAGATTAACCAAAGTTCTAATTGCTCAATTGCAGTCATATCTTTACGACATACAGAACCTTCAGGAGCTTTCATAGCAAAAGAGAATACTGCTGTACTATCTGGACGATGTACTTCATCTTCTACTTCACACCCGGCTTCCTTAAGATACTGATATATCGGGTCTTTCTTATCCATTCGTATGCGTCGAATATAGAATGGGTTATGTCTAGCGTGAATGCCAGAAGCACTATCCACCAACTGGCTGACAGTACCGGAAGGTTTAACACAAGTGATAGATACAGAAGGGTTAATGCCCAACTTCTCAGCCCAGTATTCATTTACACTCCTTGCATGATCTCGTAGGTATTCTAATGTTCCAGTAAGTCCGGGTAACTGTCCTGAAGTTAATTTGTTATCCATGATACCAGTTAGAGAAACACCGAGTAATCTTTCTTCTTCTGTATTCTTCTTCCACTCTTCCGAGAGAAATTGGAAATTAGTTAAAGTAGATTGTAGAGTACCAAGAATTGTAGCTAGTTCTACTTTTCTTTTAAGACTAGCCATTGTATCATCTGCACGAACAACTACTTCTGTAAGGTTACAGAATTGCTTATCACGCAGGATGATTTCAGAGCAAGGATTTGTCCCGTAGGCAAGATCCGCAGACCTTCGACCCCACCGTGAAGCTTGCCTTTGTGAAGCATCTCGATTAAATATTCCACGCTCTCCGGACTTTGATTTAACAAGAGAAAGCCATTCTTCCAAGAAAGTTTCCGCATTAGGAGTCTCCGTATAAGTAGCAGAATTATTAGCAAGACCACGCCAAGAAGCATGTTCCCACCAAGCACCAGATTTAGCATTACGCATACGATGATCATCAAGATCAGATAGAGAGATGAGAGCAGAACGACGCACACCTCCTACTACAACAATCTCACCAATCATACACATGATATCATGTACTTCTAAAGAAGATAGTTTCCTTCCGGAGGAAGTTTTAAAGGTTCCGATTGTGAATTCAAATAATTTTTTAAGTGGCTCAGGACCAGATGCTCTACCTCCGAAAACTTTAAGTCTCTCCCCTGCAGGTCTAACTCTACTGTAATCGATAGATGGTATATCTCCTTCGTAGAGGGAACTGATAAGTTTTTTATATGCTTTTGCCCATCCAAGTTTGGAGTCTCCAACAACAATGACATCGTCTACCTCTTTTAAATCATTAGGAATAGAAGGAAGTTTTTCCACTTCTTTCTTCTCACAAGAAAATCCTACTCCAGTACCGTTCATCAGAATGTAAAGTGTCTCACTGAAAGCACGCTTATTATTAACAGCCAGATAAGAACAATTGTAAGCCGAGACATTATCCCTTTCACAAGCTTCTCCAGCAGTCATAAGTAAACGCATAGAGGGCATTACTTCTAGATTTAAAATTGCATTTCTGATTTCAATAAGTTTATGGGCTTCTTCAGCCGGAAATTTTATAATAAGATAATTGACTAGACGATTAACTGTTTCTTCCCAAGTTTCACGACGATTAAGTTCCGGAATGAATCGGGCATACCTACTTAAGTGAATAATCTCTTGATATAGAGATGGTAGTTTAGTCTGCCCAGTCATTTGATTCATCATCCTCTTCTAATTCTTGTTCTGCTTGAGCATCCCATTCAAACTCATCGAGACGCTCAATAATTCTATCTTCAAACCTTTCAATGAGATCTTCTGATGAGACTTCTAATCTCTCCATCAAAGTAATCTCATCAAGGTTTCTACAAAAGGCTAACACATCAGCCGGAATCATATTAATCCATTTCTGTAAAGCTAGGTTCTTGTTCTAGAAATAGATCCAGATCAATTTGTTCTTGAGCTGAAAGTTTTTCATTAGTTTCATATGCTGCTTTAAAATCTTCGGTATTAATCATGCTTGATTGCCTCACAGGTAAGGGAGATTGGTCCATAGTATTGTCTAATTTGTTCGATTTCTTGTTTGGAAATTTTAGAAGTTTCATTTTGATTTTCTTTAATAATAAAATATAAACGAGCTAATGCATTCCATGCTGCATGAGCTGCATGGTGAAGGTTTGTTTCTGGATCATATATTTCACCGCATGCTTCAGTATTTAGATGACGATACAATGCATCTGTATAACGTTGTTTGGCATTAGGTACTGATTTCCATCCATTATCAGTATATTTATTAGCACCAAAAGTTCCAACACGGGCTACCTCTTTTAAGGCAGGAGCAAAACCTTCCATAATAAGACTCATGCGAATTTTACCTGCATCAAGTTTAGCACCAACATCATGTTGAGGCTTTCCAGTAGGATCAAATGGTCCAAATGTTTCTACTAAATGTTGATCTGAACATTTCATATTTTCTAACATATTAAATAGCCTGTGTAAATGTGGGTTTAATTACTTTCTCAGCCGTTATAGATTTTAACCATGTACCACAGCCTTTACATTGATAACGTTTATAGGTCATAGTTTTTGTACGATAGTAACCACGCTGTTGATGATTAAGTCCACCACAATTGGTACAAACAACACTACCAGTATGAAGTCCATGATTAGGATGAGTTTTAATCCAAGGGAGGAGTTTATAATATACTCGTTCCAGAATTTTGACATCATGTTTATTATAGGTCTCCATCAATTGCCAAGCTTCATCATCTCCATTCATACAACGAACCCAAAGTTCATGGCCCGGATGCCTAATCTTTTGGCCTACACCAAGAGCATTAGCAACATAGTCAAGTTTATTTGATGGAAACTTAAATGTATTACGAGCTACTTTTAATAAATCAATTTGTTTATATGGTGCTGGTGGAGACATTTCATTTAAAAGAAACTCTTTATTGAGAGTTGGAATATCAAACTTAGTACCATTATAATGGATTACTGCATCGGCTTCATCTAAAAGTTTGTGAATCCTTTTAAGCATACGTTTAGGAGTAGATTGATAGACACTATCATACATAATCTCATCTGTATCTAACCATTTAGCTGCCCAACAAAGGACATACGAACTTTCCATAAGTTGATTAATGCTAATATTCTGATTCCATAATCCCCAGATATGTGCTGTATTAGGACTAGATTCAATGTCTAGAGCTAAAATTTTCATTACGTTCCTTTCCAAAATAAATATCTACTAAATAAATAGTCCAAAGATTAATTGGAGGAAGCTTTAGCAACCATGTTGAGAATTCTTTTGGTTGGACGCTTATGTTCCCAACAGAACCATTCGATTCCGTTTTTGTCACACCAATCTCCATAAGTTGTTTTACTTCGTTTTCCAAGACGCACCTTTGAGTTTTGAAAGAAGATAATTATTTTTAAATTGGGATGTTGTTTTTTTACCTCTAGCATTTTACGTCTATCACTAGGTTTAAAAAATCCTTTAGTTTCTAAATACACCC